AAGAGTACCAAGAAACCAGCTGCAATGAAGAAGGCAGTTGAGAGGAAGAAGGAAGTTATTAAACAACCAGAGAAGAAAACATCAGAGAAGAAAACATTTAAGGATTTCGTTTCTCAAGGTGTTAAGAGACACAAGAAAGCAACTCAAGGTGCAAGAGTATTTGGTAAAGGTGTAGTTGCTGGTGCGAAGAAGGCAATTAAGTTTGCTAAGGATGTTAAGAAAGTAGTTAGTGAAGAGGTAATTGTGGAGAGTAAGGCTAAGAAGGTTGCAGCTATGATTAAGAATCTTAGAAAATCTAAATCACCAGCGAAATCCTCATCAAGTTATGTGGGTCAAAGAGATGCTGGTGCAATCGCAGCAAAGAGGATGAGAGATAAAGAACATAATAAGTACGTTAACTTTTTAGGTGCTGATGACTAAACCACCACTCCCAAAATATCCTGAGAGATTAGAAAGGATCATTCGTAGTAAAGAACAATGGCCTGTTGACAAAAAATCATAATGTGATATACTTTCGTTATGTTAAAATTTATCTTTGATATCGACGGGACGCTTACTCCCAGTCGTAAACAAATTGATCTGGAATTTCTACCATTCTTTTTTGACTTCGTTCGAGAGAACGAGGTCTATCTTGTTACTGGGAGTAACAGAGAGAAAACTATAGAACAGATCGGACTCTCTTTATACTGTGCCTGCAAGAGAGTATATAATTGTGCAGGCAATGATGTATACGAAGGCGATATACATTATTATCAAACTGAATTTGAATTACCAAAAGAGTGTAGAAATTTCTTACAGGATGAACTGGATTACAGTGTATTTCCTGTAAGGACTGGTACACATATAGAAGAGAGACCTGGCTGTGTTAATTTTAGTATCCTTGGAAGAGGTGCTACCTTTGAAGAGAGGGATGAATATAAGAAGTGGGATCAGGATAGGGATGAGAGAGTAGATATTGCCACGAGATTTAATGATAGGTTTCCAGATTTATATGCCTTTGTTGGAGGTGAGACGGGCATAGATATATCAGTCAAGGGAGCTGATAAGAGTCAGATTCTTAGAGACTTTAAAAAAGGCGAGATGGACATAAGATTTTTTGGTGACAGGATGGATGAACATGGTAATGATTATCCTTTAATGAAAGCCATTAATGATAACAATTATGGATACTCAATCCAAGTCAAAGATTATAATGATGTTTGGCAAATGTTAAAAATGGGTATTAGATAACTTGCATATATAGGAGTATATGAAATGAAAATTATGGGATGGAAACCACCACAAAGACCAAAGTGGGTGAAGGAGATTATGCAAACCCCTGGCTATATAAAGGTACAGCTTTCACTTCTTCTGATATTGGCGACTTCTTCGGTTACGTCTACCGCATTACAAATCTCCAGTCGGGTAAACAATACATCGGCAGGAAGTATTTCGTACAGAAACGAAAGCCTAGAGGTGGCGGACGCAGGCGGACGAGTGAGAGTAACTGGAAGCAATACTGGGGTTCTTCTAAGGAACTTAATGATGACAGGAAACGCTTGGGGTCGGATTCCTTTACCAGAGAAATCATCTCCCTCCACAGAACAGGTGGAAGAGTAAACTACGAAGAGACACGACAACTCTTTCTTAATAATGTACTAACAGAGGCCCTTGAGAATGGGGAACCTGCTTTTTATAATAGTAATGTCTTAGGACGTTACTATAAGAAGGATTACTTTCCTACAGAATGAGAGAACAATATATAGATTATCTGACATATGTTGGAGCTAATCAGATACCCCATCAGGATTCTGATTTGTTAACTCATTCATTAAATGTTTCAGACATGCTACTTGACTATGGTAGACCCGTAGAAGAACAGGTGGTAGGTCTTTTTCATTCTGTATATGGCACAGAGTTCCAACAATATAAAATAACAATACCTAGAGATACGATAAGGGATCTTATTGGAGAGTACTCTGAGTCAATAGTTAATTTATTTTGTACTCTGGATGATAGAGTTCATACCATTTTGTATGGTAAAGGTTTAAAAGATCCAATTAAAGAAACTCTTCGGTGGTTAGAGTATTGCAACATCAAGGAGCAAGATCCTAACGCCCAGATTTTAAAAGAGTTTGAGATAGTATTAAAGGTAAAGACCAATGGTAAAGGCACAATGTAAAGTTTGTGGTCGGGAGATAGTGGGAACTCATAAACCACAGGGATGTGGGTGTTCTAATAGGATGATTGTTCAGAATGATACAGTAACCGCCATAGACTTAGATAACGTAGTATTAAATGAATCTAAAGATTCTGTTAAAAGTGTTGACTTACTGACAGTTGATGATATAAATTATCAAAAGAAGCGCCGCAGGCGCAAAATCAGAAAACTTACCTACGAAGAACGATGATCAACCTAGACGAAAAGTATCATGACTATCTCACTAGTTCAAAGACGTTAAGAATTGATGGAGTAAATGAAAGGGTACGAGGCTATGGTTATCATTGTGATGGTTCTGCTATACTTGGGTACTACTTGACAACAGATAACTTTAAGTTGTATTATAATAACAACGAACAGTTTATAAAGATGGAAGCTCTTGCCACTCAAGAAGAAACTGTCCCAACTAAAGTTACTATATAATAAACAATTGATTTTAATGGTCTGAAGAAATGAATCAACTACCTAATGCTGACCTGTTCTTTTTAAGCAGAAAAAAATTAGTAAAGAAATCCACCCATGATTTGTTTGCAGGTAAGGATATACTACTTATTGGTATTACAGGAGCTTATGTTCCAGATGATGTTCAAGTGGTCAAAGATTTTGAAGCTGCTCATGACAAGATACTTGCGGAAACAATTATTGATGAGATTCATTTCGTAAGTATGAATGATCCATATGTAATGGATGCATGGTGGAAGTCTATGAAGATTAAGAAGTGTAAGTATCTTCCCGATGGTAACGGTGCCTATTCATTACGACTTGATAAACAGGGTGGTATGTCTGGTGGATTAGGTGTGGTAGAAATGTATAATAAGGGAATGGGTAAGAGGTCTTGGCGTTATTGTTGTCTTGTAGAAGATAATATTCAGATGTCTTATCTTGAAGAGGAGACTGAGGATGGTAAAGTTGATAGAAATAATTATGAACAAATACCATATGAATTAACGACAGTGGATGAGGTATTCACATGGTTGAAAGGAAGAGACCAAGGACAACATATTGCAGAGTCTAATGTACAAGAACACGATCCATCTAAACCACAATGAAAAAAATAAATCTTCAATATCTTGAAGAAAATTTTGAGGACGTATTAGACAAGGCAAGAAACGGTGAAACATATTTCATACAGACTCCCGAAGGGGAGATTGCCTTGATTCCAGATAAAGAAAGATTAAAGTCTTGTATTGAGTCTGGGACTGCTGTTCCGATAGAGGACAGTTACTTATGGAACCACGATGATGGTGCTTGACACAACCGAATAACTAGAATAAAATACCTGACGTTAACCACATTCAGAGTCATGAACTCTTTCACGGATAAGTTCAAGAAAAATCTAGAAGTTCTAGAGAAGGCAGTTGATCAAGGGTTCGCTCTTGATTATAAGTATCCAAAGATCTATAAGAAGGTTCTAAGATACTATAAGAGTGAAGGATACCAGTTCAGTGAAGAAGATCCAGAACAGGAGTATTCATCTGTTATTAATCTTATTGCGGAGGATTTGAAACATGACTGATTGGACACCAAATTATCCTGGCGGTCTAGATTCAGTAAGAGCAGCAGTACATAATGCTGTAAATCTATGTGGATTAGATAAGAATTTAATGGAAGACTTGATTAAAGGTGAGTGGACAGAGTTGACTACTTCTAATTCAACTGGTAGAATGTCTAAGAAGATTGTTATAGAGTACGATATTCAACAGAAAAAGGATGAATGAACCCTCTTTACCTAAGAAGGCAGAAAATTTAACAAAGACTGCCTTTGATATTGTAAAGGAGTATGTCAGTAAGGGGACTATATTAGTCCCCGAAGAAGTAAGAAAAGCCCGTATAGATATATGTAATGATTGCAATAGACTTGATAAGGATCGTTTGGTTTGTAGAGAATGTGGATGTTTCCTTGTTAATAAAATTAAGTTTAGTGCTGCTCGATGCCCTTTAAATTATTGGTGAGATGATGCAACCTACAAGCAATGAACCACCTGAGTTTGATATAACAGACTTCATTGGTGTGTTTCCCAACGCAGTAGATCCAAATTTTTGTTCTTATCTTTGTGAGTACGTTGATAAGGCAGAACAAGTAATGCCTAGAAACTATACACATGTAAAAGATAAACAAATTTGTTTGGATTCTTTTTCGCCTGGTGAGGCAAAAAGTTTGATGGAATATGTTAATGGATGTTTATATTATTATGTGAATCAGTTTACATATCTCACAAACTTTAATTATATAAGTGCTCTATGTTTACTTCAGAAGACTGAACCCACACAGGGGTATCATATGTTCCACGGAGAGAATATTAATTGGAACATGCAACCCAGAACTATGGCATGGATGGTATATCTGAATGATGTGGAAGAGGGTGGAGAGACAGAGTTTCTATATCAACAACGTAAATTTAAACCAGAGACAGGAACAGTCATGATATGGCCTGGTTCTTATACTCATTTACATAGAGGTAATCCTCCTATGAGTGATAAGTATATTGCTACTGGATGGTATCAAGGATCTATTGGTCTAGGTCAAGTTAATATGGCAGGTATTAATGATAGACAATATATGGAAAGTATGGATGCATCATGACAAAGATATTAGTTACTGGTCATAAAGGATTTATTGGAAGTCGTGTGTTCAATGACCTCAGACATGAACAAGGTTATGGTTATTTGGTAGAAGGATTGGATAGACCTGATGACATAGGTGATTGGGTTGGCCCTTCTGGTATGTTTGCAAAACATTATGATTGTATAATTCACCTTGCTGCCTATGCTGCATTAAGAGATAGTGTGGATAACCCACAGAAGTTTTGGGATAATAATGTAGAGAAATCGAAACCTATCTTTGATTATTGTAGAGAGAATAATGTTAGGTTATTGTATGCAAGTTCTGCTGGAGCACATGAATGGTGGCGGAATCCTTATGCAATGACTAAGAAAGCAAATGAACTCATGGCACCACCTAACAGTGTTGGTATGAGATTTTTTAATGTCTGGGCAGAGGAAGGTAG